TGTTATAAGCATCGTAAGTGACATTGTAAGTTGAACTCCAACTATCATTATGAGCAGAATAGTTTGCACTCCATTGAGGATCTGTTTCTGTTTCCACATACTTTGTATCAGCATAACTTTCATTCCAACTTGAATTGTCTCCAGTAACTGAGATGTCTGCATACAATGTGTCAGCGTATGTTTTATTGAAACCTGCATGAGTATCGTTCCAATATCCAAATCCAATAATGTCTGCTTTGCTAAAGTAATCACTAAAGTCAGCAGTCCAGTTAGCAATCAAACCTGTAGCATTCCAATTAATAATCCATCCACTTGCGTTCCAATCCTTAATCAATCCAGTATTGTTATAAGCATCGTAAGTGACATTGTAAGTTGAACTCCAACTATCATTATGAGCAGAATAGTTTGCACTCCATTGAGGATCTGTTTCTGTTTCCACATACTTTGTATCAGCATAACTTTCATTCCAGCTTGAATTGTCTCCAGTAACTGAGATGTCTGCATACAATGTGTCAGCGTATGTTTTATTGAAACCTGCATGAGTATCGTTCCAATATCCAAATCCTAAAACTTCCGCAAGAGTAGGATAATCATTAATATCAAAATCACTAGTATTATAATAAGACAAATCATCAGTAAAATTAGAGAAATGAGTAAATTTATAATTTTCATCTAAGTAAGTTGTATTTGCCGAGAAAGTAGTAGAACTTAATTCTAATCCTGTTCCAGCAGAATAAGTAGTGTCTGTATCTAAATCTTCTATAGTTTCATTAAGTTTAGTTTCATAAAGAGAAATGATTATATTATCCCCACTTCTGGTAATATTTATATAAGACCCATCATCATCAAATCTTACTGTTTCTCCATCTGTTATTTGAGAACTTCCTCCAGTATCATTTGCAGCAACAACCCAATTACTCATACCAGAAGCAGCAGAATTATCTATTGCACAGTCCCACCCTCCACTAGAAGTATTATATTCTGCTATTTCTCCATCATTACAACTCTGAGGAAGTCTATATGCTAAAACAACACTAATATTATTGTCGCCATTTATTTCTATTCCTGTACCATTATAATAATCACTTCCCCCTCCTTCAGAATTACATACTATTTGGTTTCCTCCAGAATCATAAGTACAATATTTAGTATCTGTAAGGGTCCCTGTAAAATTAGTAATATTTGAAAAAAACTTAGAATCCGCATAACTATTAGCAGCTTCAGTTTGATTATAGTTCCATTCATTACCAGCATACAATGTGTCTGCATAACTTTCATTCCAACTTGAATTGTCTCCAGTAACTGAGATGTCTGCATACAATGTGTCAGCGTATGTTTTATTGAAACCTGCATGAGTATCGTTCCAATATCCAAATCCAATAATGTCTGCTTTGCTAAAGTAATCACTAAAGTCAGCAGTCCAGTTAGCAATCAAACCTGTAGCATTCCAATTAATAATCCATCCACTTGCGTTCCAATCCTTAATCAATCCAGTATTGTTATAAGCATCGTAAGTGACATTGTAAGTTGAACTCCAACTATCATTATGAGCAGAATAGTTTGCACTCCATTGAGGATCTGTTTCTGTTTCCACATACTTTGTATCAGCATAACTTTCATTCCAGCTTGAATTGTCTCCAGTAACTGAGATGTCTGCGTAAAGAGTATCTGCTAAAGTTTCATTCCAGCTTGAGTTATCATAAAAATTACTAGAACCTTCAGACAAATCATCTGTACTCTTTCCTCCAAATAAAGTATTAAAAAAGCTAGTAATCCAAGATTCTAAAATATTCAAAGTCCCCCCATTATCTTCCATTTGAGTAGTATTAATAGTATTCATATCATCCCAATAATCTGAAGAATTAACATCTAAATTTCCTTCATCCCCAATTCCAAGATATAAAGTATCCGCTAAAGTTTCATTCCAGCTTGAGTTATCTCCAGTAACTGAGATGTCTGCATAGAGTGTGTCAGCATAACTCTCATTCCAACTAGCATTTCCTCCTCCTGTATCTGCTGTACAACTTAATGTTGAACCATCGAAATCTAAATGTTCTCCAGCACCACAAGTAGGGATATTTGAAATATTCTGGTACTTAATAATCCAAGCATCTTCTGAAGGATTATCTACATTTAAATAATTTGTATCTAAATAACTCACATTTGAAAGATTATAATAATCTTGAAAATTCCAATTATCTGTTGGAGTATAATCTGCTCCAACTAAAGAAATTAAGAATATTCCGAGCAATATTATAGGGATTAGTTTTTTCATGTTATATAAAAGATATCTATTTTACTTGAATCAAATATTTTTATTAAGAAAGTAACATCGTCTCCAGAGACAGTAAATTTATCTGTCTTTCTAATTATCTGCCCATCTACTCCAATAATTATTTCTCCTGAAGCTCCTGAAACTCCTGAAGTAGTCAGAACTCTATTAGCATCTCCATCACTTCCAGAACAATCGCTTCCAGAAAATTGCTCTAGTGTTTGAGTAATTGAACCAGTAACATAAAAAATATCTATTCCACTTGAATCAAATACTTTAACTAAAAAAGTTATATCATCTCCAGAAACAGTATATTTGTCAGTCTTTCTCAAAAGTTGTCCATCCATTACAACCATAACCTCTCCAGAAGCACCTGAAACTCCTGAAGTAGTCAAAACTCTATTAGCATCTCCGTCACTTCCAGAACAATCGCTTCCAGAAAATTGCTCTAGTGTTTGAGTAGAACTCCCACTAGTAGTTCCTGTTCCAACTGATTGTAGTAAAAGGTTATTGCTCATATTACTAAATAGCTTACTTTAATTTTTAATTGAACATCTAATGGGGCTCGTATCTCTTTTTCTGGGGAGAATACTAATATTATCTCTGTTGTATCTTTTAATGCTAAGAGTCCCTTGTTATTTTTAATCTCTACTGAATTTCCTACTAATTCTATCTCATATTTTATATCATAATTTAATTCATTTTTTAAATATAAGGATTTTCTAGTAACTTCTCCTGCAGGGATTGGATCAAAAACTATTTCTTGGGTTACTAAATCATTACATTCTACATCATAATATAAACTTATTTCATTTTCCATCTTGCATTTCCTCCTCTAGTTTTCTTAGTATTTTTTCTTTTCTTTCTAGTAGTTTCATTTTTTTATCTTCTACTAATGTTTTTACTTCTTGATTGTTTTGGTTTAATTCATTTTTTATTTTTGATAGTTCATCTTGTAGAAACTGTATAGTAGTATCTCTTTCTGATATTTTAGAATTAGATCCCTCTACTAGATTTTGAACTTTTGTTTCTAACTTTTTATTTTTCTCCTCTAATTTCCCTATCTGCTTTTCTAATTCTTTTTTATCTTTAGCCATTAATTTTTGTTTTTCGAACTCATTATCCTCTTTTAATTTTAACATGCTCTGATTAAGATTTTCTTTCTCTTTTTTAAGTTCATTAATTTTTTCTAAATTTCCTACTAGCTTACTATTTATTAAAGTAAGCTTTCTTTTTAATTCTTTCTTTTCTTCTTTAGATTCTACTTTTTGTTTTTCAACATCAACTGCAGGATTTCTTGGGGGCTTATATTTTCCAATAACCATTAATTCTCTCAAATACCCTTCCATATCATTTCTTAAATCTTGGCTAATCATGCTGCTTTTTGAAGTTAAAACTCTAATTATATTTCCAACAGTTACATCAATATCTTCTGCTTTAAGTTCTCCCCATTCTATTTCTGGAACTCCTCCATATCCATTATATTCATTAATTGGTTTCAAAATATACTTTTTAAAATAAGACATTGTTTGTTTTATTATATCTTTAAGGGTGAATTCCCAAATAACTCTTTGATCCCCCAAAGTAGATTTATTAACTCCTTCTCCCTTTGAAACTAAACCTTCTGGTGTTCCTAAACTTGCAAATTGATCAATTCTCATATCTTTTAATGCAGATTCTGCTAAGTCTGTAGAATCCATTTTTAGTGTATCCACTTTTACCCATTCTGGAAAAGTTCCAATTTTTGTAGATTCTAATTCTTGAAGTTTTTTATTAACAGAATCTATATCTTTAGGAGTAGCCATCTTTCTATCGCTTCCAACATAACCAATTATTGGATTGAAACCTTTAGTATAAATTGAATTTGCCTGTCCTTTTTCAATATTCTTTTTGTATAAAACCGATTTATAAGAAGGTTCAAGCAATCCTACTCCATAAAATCTATCTCCTATAGTATAAAGCTTAAACTGACAAATCCTTTTAGCAAGAACAAAAATAGCCCCCCCTTCTCTTTTTATATGTCTTTCATATTTCTCTGGCATAGGATCTCCCTCTGCAAAAATTTCTGAGCCTAATTTTATCATATATCCAATTGAATTTCCTCTACTATCTAAAATAATTTTTCCATCATGTGTTTTTGCATAATCTATCTTTTTTGGATCAACCAAAGCCAAATCAACTATTTTATCTTCAGTATCATTAAAAATAATTTCTACATAAGAATTTCCAAAAACCATCTCATCTCTAAAAATGCCTTCAAGTAATTCTTCAAAAGTTAAATCTCCTCCAACCTCTCCAATATTCTCAAAGAACTCATCAAAGTTTTTAACTACACTTTTTTTCTTTTCGTAAACAAATCTTTTAAATCCTCCAGCCATAATCATCTGAACAGACCTATTAATAGAAGTAAAATTAATTGAATCCATTTTGTAAGCATATTCTAATTCAATAAAAGATACAGAAGGTTCTTGAGGTTTAACTTTTTCTGCTAAAGAATATTGCATTCCTCCAATTTCAGAACTAGCTAATTTAATATTCTCTATTTGTGTTTCACCCAAAATGTTATTTATATATCCCATTATCTAAACCATAAAGATCTAAAAAAACTTATTGCCTCCTTTTTAATAAACCAAAAAGCATAACCCCAACCAATCCAAGTATAAAATGTGAAAGGTATTCTAAATATACAATAAAGTGAGAAATTTATTGGAATACCATATAGTACTATTTTTAAAAGAATATTTTTTACTAGTTCTTTATCTACTTCGTCTAGTTTATATTTTTTTGATTTTTCTTTTATTTCTTTTACTTTTTGTTTTACTTTGTTTATTTTTTTTTCTTTTGGTTTTTTGGCTAAAGCCTGTTCCTCTACAAACTTCCCCCAATCTTCTAAATAAGTATTTACATCATCCTTAGATATTCCTAATTGAGTTGAAAGTTCATATACAGAAATTTTAGGATTTTCTTGTTTTTTTTGAAAAATTAATGCTTTTTCATAGTTTTTTTTAGTTTTTTCTAGCTTTTTTGTGGTTTTTTTTGTTTTTATTTTGCTTTTAGAAATTTCATCAATTAGAGATTGTCCATAGTTACCCATATAAATATCTAAATACCTAAACTATATAAATGTTTTGAAATCTAATAAAAAGAGTCTGTTATCTGTTCGGTTCCTAATTTCACTGCTAACCCCGTAGCAATAGCCAAATCATCATGTCTTGCTTTTGATACAAGAAGTTTGTGTTTTGTTTTTTCACTCACTTCTTCTTCAAATCCAGTTAGTTGAGTAACAAGTTCATTTACTATTCTTAATCCATAATCATCATCTGGATGTCTTGGGATAATTAATTTATGAGACTCAAGAATATTTTTTAAAGTAACTAAAATCTTTTTTCTTTCTTCTGAACTAAATTTTTGTGGAACTACATAATATCCTTTTGCTAGCAATCTATCAATAGCTTCTTTTCCAATATTTGATTCGTCTGCTATAATAGCATCAACATTATACTCGTGCATTAGTTCTGATATTCTTTGTATTTTTTCTGGAACTGGAATTCCTTTCCATTTTTCTAAATGTTTTAAAATATAATTATTTCCTACTTTTTCTATAATACAATAAGCATCATAATCTGCTTTTGGTCCAGAAGAGATTGCAAAATCTGCTCCAAGAATTATGAACCCATCATTTTTTTCTTTAAGACTTGTAAATTTTCTTTTTGCATCAAAACATTCCAAGATGTGAGGAAGTCTGAAAATTGCATCCTCTCCTCCTAATTTGACATTGCACATATAATTTTTTTGAAAAAATTGTTCTCCTTGTTCGTTTTTTAATTTCAATAAATATTTTAATGAAAACCTCTCTTTCCAAATTGATTCTCCTGTAGATATATCTCCTGGAACTTTGCAATTAACAATAGCCACATATTTTCTTAAAACATACTCTTTTAATTTCTTTGCTCTAATTAATCCAATTAATCTCTCTTCATGTTCTGGAGTAGAAATTCCCACAATTTTCCCTCCTGGATTAACTCTTGAAACAACATAATCAAAATAAATGCTTGTATCTTCATAAGAATCAAGTTCGTCTAGAAGAATATAATCTGCCCTATAAGATTTAATATTTACAGAGTATGGTCTATTGATTATAGAACAAGAATTTGAAGTTCTAAGTTGTGACTGGTTCCATGTTCGATCTGCATCTTTTGGAATTAGATGTCTTAACATTTCATTCTCCTCAATATATTCTCTAATCTGCCCAAGCATATTATCTTTTGCTTGAGGCATTGTTTTTGAAACTAAAAGAATTTTTCTTCTATCATAATTAAAGATTAACCAAAGAGGATAAGCTACTCCTACGATTGTTGTCTTACTAAAACCAGATGGAGCTTCAATTATAACTCTATCATTATTTTGTATAAGATAAAACCACTCTAATTGGAATCTATGAATTCCTCCATATTCTGTAAGCCCAAGTAATCTTTCACAAAAAAATTTAAAATCTATTCTACATCTTGTTATAAATTCTACTAGATTCATTCCTTGTAAACATTCTTCTTTTGTTCTCATTTTTTACTCCATCTATATTTTCCAAAAAGTTTTTTTTCTGTTGTGTGAGAGAGTATATATCCTAACCAAATTAAAAAATTTATGATAGAAAAAATCTGTAAAAATTTATTATCAAAAAAAAGAACTAAATAAACACAATTAAGAAAAAGAGTTAAACCTAATAATCTTCCGAAAAAATGTTCTAGTTTGCCAAATTTAAAAGCATACTTTATTCTTATTCTTCTAAACATCATAAGTTCCTTTTAATTTTTTTAATTTTATCTTACTTTTATCTGTATTTAATTTTTTAAGAATTATGCTGCCATCCCCAAATTTAACTTCTACATCTTCACCTTCTTTTAACTTTAATAGTTCTTGAATTATTTTAAGATTTATATCATTAAAATATTCTCTTCCATAACCATCAAAGTTTAATATTTTCATTTTAATTTTTCGATTGTAATAACAGTATATTCTTTTTTATCGTGAACTTTAATCATTGTATGATTAAAGATTTGTTTATCATCTAAACCTAAACTTGTAAAGACACTATCTATTAAAAATTTTTCTCTGTTTGAAATATCTTTTCTTTTTATTGTTCCTTTTTTTGTATACCAATCTTCATGTATCTCTACTTTTACTTTAAGACAAGCGTCTTTAAACTCTCCACCATTTACTAATAATTTATTTTCTTTCTCTATCATCTCTCTTAGTTTCTTAGCTTCTGGTTTTAAGTATTTCCTAAAACCTCTATGCCCATAAAGATGATTTATGGTGGGTGTTTTAAAAGGGATAACTATATTAATCATTTTCTAAAATATCTCTTATCTTAATAAGGTTTAGCCTAATTTTTTCTCCTTTTTTAGTTAATCTAATCAAATTATATCTTTTACTTTTTTGATTAGGAGAATTTTCAATTATCCCTTTCTTTTTAAGTAAAGAAGATACATTAGATAAATGGCTAATAGTAACATTAATCCTTTTACTTATCTTTGACAGATAATCTTCTTCATCTAAATCTAAAATAAATTTTTCAAATACAGATTCTCCAAATTCCATCTTACTCTAAATTTTCACTTTGTATAGGAACTTCTGGGATCTCTTCTACAAATACTTTCCACTTCTTGTAATCATTTCCGTCTGGGTTAGATTCTAAACCATTGTAGATAATCTTTAAACTAGTTCCTAGGGGTATTCCCCTCATAAGTCCATCTAAAACAACACTTCCAAAAAACTTAACATTCCTACTCTTTTCTTTTTTTAGATGATATACCTTATTCATCTCTTTTCCTTCATTATGTTCTACTCCAATAAACTTTCCACATATTTCCTCTCCTGCAGCTGGTTTCCAAAGCTCTGAAGTTACTTCTTTCCAATTACTCATTTTTCCACCTCCCTTTTGATTTTATAATTATTAAATTGGCTTCCAAAAGATGTTTTAGCGAGATTGCCAATCCCATCAGACACATCTTTTGAAATATCTCATGACTGATATTTTGGCTTGTCTGACAATTAATTAAGTGATTTGTTATTTTTAAATGTTTCATTTTCTTTATTGCTCCACACGGATTTGAACCATGATCTCCAGCTTTCCCAACAGGTAATGAGTGATGACCTGTCTTCTTCTCATAGGAAAGAGGTGATAATAAAACCTATAAGTTCATGAGGCTGATATCCTAACCATTAGACGATAGAGCATCATATGTTTATTGTATTTTCTTCTATGTCTTTGATTGCTTCTGAAGGTAAAATAATAACTCTTCCTTTCATTCCAATGGTCCAATTAGGCATACTAATCATTGCACCAGAATTTCCATAAGCAATTACTCTTTTTTCTTTATTTGAAATATATGCTTTAACTAAAGCTCTTGGAATTGTTAAATTCAGTTCAGAGAAGACTTTATTTTTTTTACCTTTTTTTCTAGGCAAACTTCCTTTTTTTGTTCTATTAACATTTCCATTAGAATCTATAAAATAAAGATACTTTTTATCTAAATCCTTTATTGCGTTAGGGATTATTATTTCTGCATCCATTCTTTAAACTTCCTATATTTAATTAACAGTTTCTTACAATAGTATCTAATACAATTAGAGATCAACAAACTAATAACAATAACTCCTATTAATTTTATCTCATTCAAATATAGTTCTATCATTTCTCACTCCCATCAAAACCAAATTTATCTTTGTTTAGTTTGTCTACTATACTATTTACTAACATTTCAGAAGCATCATCTTTAATAAATAAATCTGAAACTCTTTGTTTCAATTCCTTAACAAATTCCTCAACTGCTTTTTTTACATCTTTTTCAAAATAAGAATATCTATCTAATATCTTATTATCATTTCTATTAATCCTTTTATCTTTTAATGTCATTTCAAATCCTCCTCTGTGATGTTTAATCTTTTCATCCATCTCTCAATCTGCAACCAATCACTACCACCATCACTTTCAAATATTTTAATATCTTCTTTTATCCACTTGATTGCTTCGGCTTTTAGTTCTGTTGGTTTATTTTCAAAAGAAAAATATAAACCAAAATTATTGAAACACTCCGGACATACTACATTAATCTCCTTTAATGTTTTTAGTTCTGTCATTTCAATTTTATATAATATATTAAGTATTTAAACCTTTATTACTATTCTTTAGTAATAGCCCACTTATATAATTTCCGATCTAAATTATTTCTCTCAAGTATCATCTCCTTTTCTCCCTCTAGGAGACTATATTTTTTTCTAGCTTTGTTTACATGAACCTTTGTAAAGTCCTGGAGTTTTGATGTAACTAAAACTTTAAAATCTTTTTTTAAAATATCTATTACCTCGTTTAGTACTTTTCTATTTACTTTACTTTTTCCCAGAATTTTTTTAGCCAACCACTTTGTTTGAAAATTACAAAACTCTTCTTTTAGCCATTGATCCAAACGAATATTTTTTCTCTCTGTCTGTTCTTGAAAATAACTTAGTGTCCAATCTACTGGGTCCCTAATAATTGTAATATATTTTTCTCCTGGCTTATAAGTGATGTGATGCCCTCCAGGAATTCCAGAAACAAGTAATGAGGTTCCCCCTGTTTTAGGGATATGCAGCAATTTCATAAAACTAGATGGAACCAAAGTTTATAAATTTTATTCAAAGGGAGGAGTTTGGGGATCCCCTTCCCTTGTTCAATTATTTTAGTAACTACATACTTATAAACCTTTCTATTTTGTAGTTACTAATCTCCATAGGAAATAGAGGTTAGGAGTTTCACTGCCGGGCAAAATAAAATATGGACCTTCATTTCCAGTGGAGCTCTCATTACACTTTATATTTTATATAACTTTTAACAATTTAAAAAAGTTCTACCTATGGACAAACAAATTTACCGTCTTTTACTAGTGCCAATCCCTATATACACTTCAAATTAATATCCTATTATACTAACTATCTATATTATACAACTATAATTATAGATCAAACTTTACATCTATATAAATTAATCTCCACATTACCAATATCCAATAATAAATACTAATGTACTCTTATGTAACTTAACTATTATATGTTATTATCTTCGGTGATTATAAGAAATGGTAAATAAGTTTATTATAAAATATAAATAAAATAGGTAATAAATTTTATTATTGTATAAGAATATATATTTTATAATATCTATATTTTTATATTTTGTTACTATTATATAATTATAAATATATATATTTTTATATTTCTTAATAATAGATACATTTATAAAGGTAATATTCCTTTATAGAATATCTAAATAATAAGGTTAATAAGAAAGATGACAACAACACAACAAAACACACGGAACACGGAAAAAGAAACAGAAAAAGAAACAGAAAAAGTACAAGTAAAAAAGCAAGTAAAAGCACTAATAAAAGAACAATTAAAAGCACACATAAAAATGAAAATAAAAACAGAAATTAAAACAGAGATTAAGAATAATAATAATAAGTTTATCTGTTGTAGTATTGATTTTATTAAGTCCTATTGTAATAATATAGAAGATTTAAGGAACTTGCAAAATGCAGTCAATAAATTTAATTCAAATGTAATTAAAAAGGGGTATTTAGAGAATAAATAAGTTTATAATCTCTTTTCAAGCCGAACAGGAGTTTTAAAACTCCTGTTTATACTCAAAAAAAAAGGCAGATTTTTAAGGTTTTGCTGTCACATCATAAACTAAAACCTTCACAATCACACAAAAAGATTAAGTTTCTTAATCTGTGACAAAATAAAAGGTTATTGGCTCACCATTAAGAAGTCAAAAGAACAAAATGAAGAAAAAATATAAGCTATGTAAGTTTAACTTACTTAGAAAAATAGAATTAAATAAAATAGAGTTAAGTAAAAATAATAATTATGCTATTATGGATTTATTACCTAATGTAGAATTAAAGATTATAGCATAAGCAGTTTATAAAATGATGACTAAAAAACACTTTATAAAAATAGCCAAATTAATTAAAGAAAATACTATAAAAGGACAAATAAACCTTATAAATAGTAATTTTTTAAGCGATTTATGCGAGTTTTTTAAACAAGAAAATCCTTTATTTGATAGAAATAGATTTAAAAACTCAACAAAGGTTTTAAAATGAATAAACAAAAACTCACAAAAGAACAAAGAAAAAAATTAGCTTTGAAGGATTATGTGAAAGATGAACAACAAGCTTATGAGAAATATCAAGAAGAATGTAAAAAGATAGATTTAGAGGAGGATTTGAAATGACAAAACAAAAACTCACAAAAGAACAAAGAAAAAATTTAGCTTGGGAGAAATATAAGGAAGAATGTAAAAAGATAGATTTAGAGGAAATTCCAAAGATAATTGAATATAATGGAAGAAAGTATAAATTAATTGAGGAGAGTGAGAAACAAAAATGAAAACAAAAGAAATAATAAACAACACTATTAAAGCAATTTTAGAAAATCTTTCAGATAAATTAAAGGAAATTGAAACAGAAAAAGAGGTTTATTTTTGGGATATAATACACAAAGAAATAGATACAAATACCCCCCAAGATAATAAAACAGCTTTTAATCTTATAGAAGATACAGGGCTTTTAGAATATGCTGACAAGGATTTAATTGATAATTCAAACCTAAATAGGCAATTGGTGACAAGTGCTTATTGTTGTTTAGAACAGAAAATAATAAACGAAGATTTTTTCCAAGAATTACAAACAGATTTAAACAACGGAGTAATAAATAAGAAAAAAGCAACAGAGATTTTAAATAAAATAGAAGAATACAAAAAAGAAAAAGGATTTAATAAGCCGTTCAATAAAAGAGTTATTTATGAAGATAATTCAAATCAAGTATTTTTAAAATTAGATTTTGATTTTAATTCTTCTGATTTTGAAGAATTTATAAAAAATGGTTATTTGAAAAAAGAACAATTAATAAATTTATCTGATGGAATTAAAATATTAACTTCTAATAAATCAATAAATCAAAATGCTATGGTTTTAACAAAGAAAAAGAAAGGATTGATAAGATTTTATTTAATGGAAAAAGACAAAGAAATAGACATAAGAAACCTTTTAAAATTGGATTGTATAAGTAAAAAAACAGGGTTTAATTTATCTCCAAGTGCTTATATAGAACTGACAACAAAACAATACGAAGCAGAAAAACCAAATAAACCTTATTTATTTTATTTTAAAGATAAAAATATTTTTTTAGAAACTATGGTTAAGATTTCTCAAAAATTAACAAAAAGGAGTTTAAAATGAGTATAAGAGTTAAAAAGATATTGAAAGATTACTATAATTTTAAATATAATAGATTTGAAAATGTTGAAATTGATTTAATGAATTTAGATAAACAAGAATTAGTAAATTTTATATTAGAAGCGCAAAGTAGGAGAGATTTAAATTTATTGGGAATTTATGAAGATGAAAGCGAATAGTTTAAGAAAAGTAATTTTAGATAAAGATTTAAAAGAATATGAAAAGAGGGTTTTAAAATGAGTTATGAAATAGTCACAGGCATTAAAATAAATGAACTAAATAAAGAAATTTGGATTAAAGGAAGCAGTAATAATGTTTTTCCAAAGAATTTTAATTGGTGGAAAGCACCTATTTTAAGTAATATTTTAAAGGAAAAAGGAAAGCAAGAAGCAGAAATAGAAATTTTAAAAGCTTATGAGGGTGGAGAATTTCAGGCAGGAGTAAAAAATAAATACTATAAAGCACTAAGGGTTTTATATTATGTTTATGGAGAAGAATATAAAAATTTTAATTGGAGAAACAACAATTTTAAATATGGAAGTAAAGAATATATAGAATTTGAAGAAAAAAGGAAAAGCCAAGAGTTTAAAGATTTGCTTTTAAAAGCATTAAACTATAAAATATCTAAAAAAAGATATATAATTGTAAAAAAACCAGATAATTATTATGGAAAAGTTAATTCAACATCTATAAGTTGGAGATATAATAAAGAAAAAGCAACAAAGTTTTTATTTAAAGAACAAGCAGAAGAAAACATATATGATTCTTTAAAAGGTTGTTGTGAAGTGCAAGAGGTTTTAAAATGAAAGAAGAAAAATTTTTAAAGAAGTTAAGAAAAATGATGCCTGATTTAGTTTATAGTGATTCTTTATTAGATAGTGAAAGTATAGAAATTCCAATTTATTTTTGTTTAGATGATAAAGATAATGTTAAAATTGATTTTGAAGTTATGCGAGAGGAATTTAATCAAAAACTTAAAAGGATTTCTTTAGAATTTAAACAAGAGGAGAATTATTAAAATGGGACATATAGCAGAACAATTTTTTAATGAAACAGAATGTCCTTATTGTAATGGGAGAAAATTAAAAGCAATTATAACAAAAACAGATTTGGCTTATTGTGATAATGGAGAGTTTTGGATTGATGAAATGGAATCTGATTTTGATGAAGATGTTAAAGTTTTTTGTTGTGATTGTGAAAAGGAGATAAAATGAAAAAAATACATAAACAAAAAGATACAGAAGAATTTATAAATATGTTGATAGAAACTTTTAGAGATAAAACTTCTTGTGGAATACAATATAATAATTCTCCGTGTAATACTTGTTTTCATAATATAGATGCTGATTTTAATCATATTTGTTGGTTAATTTTACTTTATTTGAGAGGAGATTATAATAAAGAGGAAATAATTAAATCTATAAGAGAGGAATTGTTAAAATGATAATAACTTTAAAGGGAAATTCTTTTTATATAAACAATATACAGATAAATGAAGATATTTTTAATTTTGAAAAAGTCGGTTATATTATAAAAGATAGAGAACAATTAATTGAAGATTTATGTATGTGGATTAGTGAAAGTAACAACGAAACAGATAAAACTCTTATGAAAATAGATTTAAATTATCTTATGAATTTAAAAGATGAATTTGTTTTCTCTTCAATAAATACAAATGAATACATAGCTAAAAGTGATAATTTAAAAGATTTTAATGATATTTGTAAGGAGATAATTAAAATTAATAAACTTTAAAATGAAATTTAAAGTAATAAGTAGAGATCTTAGAAGTGAATCTTATTTTGAGGTTTTTGATTTAGAAGCTGAAAATGAAGAAAAAGCTTGGGAAATTATAAATGAAGAAATTTTAAGTAGTTATTCTCAAGTGTGGCTTTTAAGTGTTGAAGCATTTGAGAGATTTAAAAAGGTAATAGCAAAAGGCAGTAAATAAAATGAATAACGAATTTGAAGAACTTTTAAAGAAAAGAAATGAGTTAGGCACTAAATTAGCAGGGTTAATTGTTGATATGAAACCAAAAAAGCAAACAGAACTTCTTAATTTAGTTAATGAACTTATAAATATAGAAATAGAAATAGAGAAAAATTGTAACTTATAAATAAATACAAATATTTATAAAGGTGTTTTATTTATATAATATATAAAATGATAGAACAAAAAAATAAAGAAAATAAAGAAATTAAAAAGATTAGAATACTTGGAAAAAGTTATCTAAAGAGTTTAAATCATATTGAAACTTATTTAGTTGCTTGTCCTGAATGTGATTCTCTTTTTAATTTAAGTAAAAATATTGAGAATGGTAGGATTATTACTTGTCTTGCTTGTAAAAATAAAATTAAATTTATGGAGGATAAATAATGGAAATACAAGAAGTAGTAAATAAAGTAGAAAAACCAAATTCTTTTGAACTTGGTAAAGCAAATAAAAGACATAAAATCTATTATGGAGAGGTTGAAGAATTAAGAAAGAAAATTCTTGATTTAGAAGCTCTTGGATTAATAGATTTAGAGGAATGTCAAATAAATAAAGAAAAATTGGAGGCAATTTAAAATGGGTTTAGATATGTATTTATCGGCTAAAAAGCATTTAGGAAAATATCAAAATGAAGAAGAAGCAGATAAAGTGAGAAAACTATTTCCAGAAATGTATAAATCTGGGAATTTGGATTATATTGAAGTTTCTTTTGAAGTGGGATATTGGAGAAAAGCAAATCAGATTCATAAATGGTTTGTTGATAATTGTCAAAATGAAGTTGATGAGTGTCAAAGAAGTTATGTAAGTAGAGAACAATTAAGAGAACTATTGAAAATCTGTAAAATTATTTTAAATTCTTCAAAAAAAGATAAAGTAAAAAAAGCAGAAGAAATGTTGCCTGTTCAAAGGGGTTTCTTTTTTGGAGGTGTAGAATATGATGAGTATTATTTTATGGATTTAGAAGAAACAATTAAAATAATGGAAAGATGTTTAACACTTCCTGAGGAGTGGGAATTTGAATATCATTCAAGTTGGTGATTAAAATGAAAAAACAAAAACTTACAAAAGAACAAAGAAAAGATTTAGCTTTGGAGGAATATGAGAAAGTTAAAGAATTAGCTTATAAGAAATATGAAAAAGTTATAGCCCCCGCTTATGAGGAATATGAGAAAGTTGCAGACCCTGCTTATGAGGAATATGAGAAAGTTAGACAACCAGCTTATGAGAAATATCAAGAAGAATGTAAAAAGATAGATTCTGAGCCAGATGAAATTCCAGATGAAATTCCAAAGATAATTGAATATAATGGAAGAAAGTATAAATTAATGGAGAGTGAGGAATGAAATACAAAATAGAAAAAGAAAACGGAATAACAAGTATTTATGATAGTAAAGGACATGTAGTTTATTGGGAGGATTCTACTGGTTTTTGGATAAAGAGAAAGTTTGATGAAAATGGAAATCAAGTTTATTGGGAGAATTCTAATGATTTTTGGGTAAGGAGAAAATTTGATGAAAACAGAATTGTGGTTTATTATGAGGATTCTACTGGTGAAAAATGGGAAACTCCTAAACCTAAAGAAAACATAATTCAATTCAAAGATTTGGATGATTGTTTGAAGAAATTAAAGGGGGGGCGAGAAATGACAAAACAAAAACTTACAAAAGAACAAAGAAAAGATTTAGCTTTGGAGGAATATTGGAAAGTTGAACAACAAGCTTATAAGAAATATAAAAAAGTTAAACAACCAGCTTGGGAGAAATATTTGAAAGTTATAGATTTAGCTTATAATAAATATGAGGAAGAATGTAAAAAGATAGATTCTGAGCCAGATGAAATTCCAGAGATAATTGAACAGGATGGAATTAGATATAAAAGAATAATGGAGAGTGAGAAATGAAAATGACAAAACAAAAACTTACAAAAAAACAAAGAAAAAAATTAGCTTTGGAGAAATATGAGAAAGTTATAGCCCCCGCTTATGAGGAATATGAGAAAGTTAAAGAATTAGCTTATGAGAAATATGTGAAAGTTATAGCCCCCGCTTATGAGAAATATCAAGAAGAATATAAAAAGATAGATTCTGAGCCAGATGAAATTCCAGAGATAATTGAACAGGATGGAATTAGATATAAAAGAATAATGGAGAGTGAGAAATGAAAATGACAAAACAAAAACTCACAAAAGAACAAAGAAAAGATTTAGCTTTGGAGGAATATTGGAAAGTTGCAGTCCCTGCTTATGAGGAATATGAGAAAGTTGAACAACAAGCTTTGAAGAAATATGAAAAAGTGAAACAACCAGCTTGGAAGAAATATGAGAAAGTTCGAGATTTAGCTTATAAGAAATATAAGAAAGTTAGAGAATTAGCTTTGGAGAAATATAAAGAAGAATATAAAAAGATAGATTCTGAGCCAGATGAAATTCCAGAGATAATTGAACATAATGGAAGAAAGTATAAATTAATTGAGGGTGAGAAATGAAAAAACAAAAACTCACAAAAAAACAAAGAAAAGAATTAGCTTTGAATGAATATGAAAAAGTTAGACAACTAGCTTATAAGAAATATGAGAAAGTTAAAGAATTAGCTTATGAGAAATATGAAAAAGTTGCAGTCCCTGCTTATAAGAAATATGAGAAAGTTATAGACCCTGCTTTGAATGAATATGAAAAAGTTAAAGACTCCGCTTGGGAAAAATATCAAGAAGAATGTGAAAAGATAGATTTAGAGGAGGATTTGAAATGAAAAAACAAAAACTCACAAAAAAACAAAGAAAAGAATTAGCTTGGAAGGAATATGAGAAATTTAGAAAACCAGCTTGGAAGGAATATGAAAAATTTAGAAAACTAGCTTGGAAGAAATATAAAAAATTTATAGTCCCTGTTTATAGGAAATATTTAGAAGAATGTAAAAAGATAGATTCTGAGCCAGATGAAATTCCAGAGATAATTGAACATAATGGAATTAGATATAAAAGAATAATGGAGAGTGAGAAATGAAAATGACAAAACAAAAACTCACAAAAAAACAAAGAAAAAAATTAGCTTTGGAGAAATATGAGAAAGTTATAGCCCCAGCTTTGAATGAACATGAGAAAGCTCAAGCATTATCTTGGAAGAAATTTGAGAAAGTTGCAGTCCCTGCTTATGAGGAATATGAGAAAGAATGTGAAAAGATAGATTCTGAGCCAGATGAAATTCCAGAGATAATTGAACATAATGGAAGAAAGTATAAATTAATTGAGGGTGAGAAATGAAAAAACAAAAACTCACAAAAGAACAAAGAAAAGATTTAGTTTGGAAGGAATATGAGAAAGTTAAAGAATTAGCTTGGAAGAAATATTTGAAAGTTCTAGATTTAGCTGGTAAGAAATATTTAAAAGAATGTAGAAAGATAAATGCTGAGCCAGATGAAATGATAATTGAACATAATGGAAGAAAGTATAAATTAATTGAGGAGGGTGAGAAATGAAAATGAAAACAAAATTTAAACCAATATTTGTGTCTCCAGAATTGAAAAAAAGGCTGGAATACCATAAGATAGATATGGGTTTTAGTAGTTTAAATGAGGCTTTACTTGATTTGTTAAAGGAAAAACCTGTTGATACAAAAGAAAAAGAAGAAATTAAAAAAGATACAGCGATTAGCAAAATAAAAACTTTAGAAATATAAAAAAAATGCTAACAGAAACACATAAACAATATCTAAAAGATTTCATAAAAAAAGAATTAAAAGAAAATTGTGATTTATTTGATATTGAAGCAAATATAGATAACAACATAAGTTATATGGAGAATAAGAATCAATTAATAGAAAAAATACAAGAAGTAAGAGATAATATGAAAGAACAAGTAAAAGAAATCTCTGGAGAAAAATACGACAAAATGAAAATAGAATTTATAGAAAACAATTACAAAATAAGCATACCAAAACTCTTATCTAAACCAGCTATTATGGGAATTATGGGAGATGCTAATTGTGGAAAAAGTAATTTAATTTATTACTTACTTACTGAATTACAAAAGGACTTTTCTTTTAATCTTTATACTTATGGATTGAAAAAATCGGTAAATGATATTAAAATTAATTCAATAGAAGAATTAGAAAAAATTAGAGGTTCGGTTATTGTGTTAGATGAGTTTTTTAATCTCTTTGATTTAGAAGATAGGAAAAAAAGGAAATTAATTGAGAAAACATTAAGATTAATATATCATAACAATAATGTTTTAATTCTGTCTGGAGTTCCAGAGAATTTTAAAAAATATATCTCTGCAAAATTAAGCATTTTCATCTATGGAAAAAGTACATTAGCAGATTTTATAAATGGAAGCAAAGTAAAGGAGACTTGTTTAAGCTATAAAGGTGTTGAATTAGGAAGTAGTGTATTAGATTTAGATAAAGATAAATTCCTAGTTTTTGATGGAAATCATTATAAACTATTACCAATTAAATATTTAAAAGAATATGATACTAAACAGGGTAATCCAGACATATTACAAAAAAGTACAAAAAAAAGTGCTAAAAATGCGGAGAAAATAGAAATAAACAATTATACTCATTCCAATAGAGAGGACAAAACAGCTTTATATATAAAGTAGAGGAATGAGATTTAATGTCCCCTATCATTAGATCTGTTTTGTTGCTCTCTTACTCAAAATGAAAAAGTTTATAAAAACTAAAGAGTTCTATTTTATAACTCACACCACTCACGAAGTTCCTATAATGGAGAAGTTGAAGTGAAAAAATGTGTTAGACGAGGTGGATCTAACCTATTAGCTAATATGAATTACTAGAAAAAGTAAGTGAAAGTCTGTCTGTGCGTGTCTCGAGGGATTTAAGTTTTTGTTATTTATAGCCTAATTAAAAGATTAAGGACTCCAAGTATGGGGGGATGGAAGCTGAACTAATAGAGTAATGTCTTATGTTTTCAGACAAACAAGGTTCAAGTTAAAAAAAACTACTTAAAATATAGTTAAAATCATAATTTGAACCTTTCTTGAAGTAAAACCTTTAGAGAGTAGTGTGTTCAAGTATAATAGATGGGGGGTGCGGGGGGAAGATTAGTAGTGTAACTAAATAGATATATTTTAAAAAATGAGAAAAAGAGAATGGAAACAATTTAATTTGTTTAAACAAGAAGTATTAAAGTATGATTCACTATATATAGAAGATTTGCATATGTTGATTAGAAGATATACTTTTGATTGTAATAGAAAATTTACTTTTTTTAAATCAAGAAATCCTATATTAACTACAGCTAAAGCAAAAAGCAGTTATTATAGGTTTTGGATTAGAATGTTAGAAAAACAAAAAATATTAATACCTAAAAAACCTTTTGTATGGGAGGTGAATAATGGATTTAAAAAAAACATTTGAAAAAAAAGTTGAACCAATAAATAGTGATTTGTTTAGGTATATCACAAAAAAAGCAAAAGAAGTAAAAGTTAAGGACACACTATTAGAAGGAGAAAGTGCTAAAAAAAGGAAATCTCGATATAAAGACTTAAAAGGAGGATTTAATTGGATTTTAGCGAGGGGATTAGTTAGTAAATGGAAGAATGAATTTAACAGAGGCTTATTTTTCAAAAGAAATGTAACTAAATAGTGAAACAAACATTTATAAAGGTGTTACACTTGGTTACATTATGAAAAAACAAAAACTTACAAAAAAACAAAGAAAAGAATTAGCTTTGGAGAAATATAAGAAAGTTGAACAACAAGCTTATGAGAAATATAAGAAAGTTCAACAACCAGCTTATAAGAAATATCAAGAAGAATGTGAAAAGATAAATGCTGAGCCAGATGAAATTCCAGATGAAATTCCAGAGATAATTGAACATAATGGAAGAAAGTATAAATTAATTGAGGAGAGTGAGAAATGAAATACGAATGTATAATTCCTAATTGTAAAAGAAAATGTTTTTCACAAGTTGAAGTTCCTCTTGTTTCTATAACAGAATCAGGGAAAATAGTTTTTCCAAACAATACAAAGGAAATGGAATTGAATACTTTTCTTCCTATGTGTGCATATCACATGGTTTTACAATCAGAATTTGGAATTGTTATGTTAAATTCAGACAAAACTTTAATTTTAAGATGTCCAGAGATTCTTAAAAGATATGAGAAATGTTCAGATAAGGAAATACGAGAAAGCATTAAAGCACAAAAAGATAACCCTAATAAAAGTAAAGGAATAGAATTAGCTAAAATACATTTAGAAGCAAAGAAATTTGAAAGGGAATTAAATAAAGAAAAAAAATTAAATTTAAAGACGGAAGATTTAATGGAGAGTGAGAAACAAAAATGAAAACCTGTGCCTGTGGTAAATGTAATTTAGATAAAACAGAACTAAAAACATTAAAAGATATAAAAAAACATTGGATAGATTTAAATCCCAATAATAGAGATAGAGAAATCATTAATAGGATTTTTGATAGAGACATAAGAGAACAAGCAATCAAGTGGATAAAAGAAGATATAGAATATATTGGAAAAGTTGATAACCCGTGTAAATTAGCAAGAATAATGGATTTATATAAATGGATGGAAAGATTCAACATCACAGAGGAGGATTTGAAATGA